GCGCGGCGACGCTAGTCGCAGAACGGCGCAAGTCCTACGGCCATCCGGCCGGCGTGATGGCTAACATCGCGGCTCGATGGTCGATGACGCTCGGCCATGAAGTTACGCCGGCGCAGGTGGCGCTTTGCCTGATCGATCTCAAGGTGACGCGGCTCGCACGCGATCCCGCTCATCTCGATTCGAACATCGATCTTGCCGGGTACGCCGCAGTGTTGCGCGAGGTCGTGCGATGACGTGGACGGCATCGATGGTTGAGGCACGGCTCGAGGAAGCAGCCTTTACGCTTGACCGCCTCCCCGATACCCGCGTGCCAGGATATTTCAACACATGGCCGCAGATCGTGCGTAGCGTGCACGAGTCGTTTGGCTACGAGCGCGTGCGCGCGCCCCGCATTGCGCCTACGCCCCAAGCGATCAGCCGCATGGAGGAGACTTTCACGTGGCTCACTTGGCTCAATCCCGACGATGCGCGCATCGTTTGGATGCGGGCTGAAGGGTTGCAATGGAAGCCAATTTGCTGGCGTGTCGGATTATCGCGTCAACACGCGTGGCGACGGTGGGTCGCCGCGCTTCTCACCGTGTCGAATCGGCTTTCGACCGCATCAAAGCGGAGAACGGCGAAGCATAAGTTGACGAGCCTTGCCGCAAATCACCGCAACGGACCGCACGACACCAACGTGAAAACGGAAATAAACCGCCGAACTCGTTGAACTTCGGTTGCGACAAATCCGGGGGCGAAATGCTACAAAAACACTATCGTCGGGATCGTGCGCGTTCGACGGATTGCTATTCAGGCCACTCGATCTTTACCGGTAATTATCGGCCCTTTGGTCATTGTCGAAGTTCGGCTGCGCGGGCGCGTCACGCGGGAAGCAGCAGCGGGCTCTGGCTTGTCCTCAGGGATAGTCAGCGAAAGCCTGCATCGTAGCCCGCTCGGCTCGAAATGAGAATCGACCGTGCCTTGAAACTGGCGCAGCCCGGACCGCATTAGCTTGGTCCCGAAACCCTCGCGCGTCGGCGGGGTTGGCTTCGGTCCGCCACTTTCGACCCATTCCAGCTGGAGGCGACCAGCTACGATCTGCCAGGTAATGGCAACTTGCCCATCGCGGTTGGAAAGTGCCCCGTATTTCGCGGCGTTCGTTGTGAGCTCATGAATGATCAGAGCGATCATAATCGCGACCGGATCTGGAAGCTCGACCTCATCGCCACGAACATCGAACCGCGAGGCACCATATGCTGCAATCTCACCCGCCACGATCTCCCGCAGGGGCGCGCTTTGCTGCTCGGATTTGATAAGCAAGTCATTGGTCGCGGCAAGAGCCGCGAGGCGGGCGCTCACGGTTTCTAACGCATCGTTTTGATTCCGGAAGGATTGCGCGACGATAGCTTGCACGCTCGCCAGCATGTTCTTGATGCGATGCACCAGTTCGAGGTTCAGAAGTCGCCGCGCAGCTTCCTCAGCGCGGAGGCGCTCTAACAGACCGCGGTAGCTTTGCGCCGCCCAGATGATAACCACCGAGGAGGCGCTGTAGAGGCACAAGCTGACAAGCTGCTCAAGTCTGAACGACGCGACTGCCCACTCCGCAGGCACGAATAGGCAATATGCGGCCACTCCGCCGAGGGCGGTGGCTACAGCGCCTGCTTCGGCTCCGCCGACCAGCGCAGCCACCAGTGTTGCCGAATAGTATGGGGCAAAGACAGCACTGTCGGGGCTGATTATTCCAAGTCCGATCCGCACCCCCGTCGCCACGCCGACGACTGCGAGCGCAAAAAGCATTGCCGCTGGTGAGCGCGGCGGCAACCCGACGTGCCATATTGAATGCCACCGTTCGGCCAGCCATTGAACCATGCGTGACTCTCGATGTGCTTCGCCCGGCCGAAGGGTATTAGCCGGTCGTGAATACGTCGGATACCCCGATGCAACGCACGCTCTTGCCGAAGGAACTCACGCTAGCAACGAGCCTCAGGGCGGTCGAATGAACTTTCTGTAATCAGTCGCGAACTCGACTAAATCGGAACGAAGTGCGTGGTATCATGGCGCTAGCCAGCGGTCTGGCCACTGCGCATGCCGCATCCGACCGCAAGGACCAGCATCAAATTGCACACGCCGGCAAATTCTAGGTTCTTCCCGGCGCAAAACTGAATGCGGGGGGCGACGGCCCGGAAGCCCCCTAGCGACAGCGCCGAAAATGGGGTGCGCAGTTCAAGGTGCGCAGGTGCGCGCAGCACTTCATGCGCGATCATTTCGAACCAGTAACACTATGGATCTGAAGATCGAAGCTCGACGCATCGACGCGCTGATTCCGTACGCGAAAAATGCGCGGACGCATTCGGACGAGCAGGTAGTGCAGATTGCCGCCTCGATCGCTGAGTTCGGTTTCGTTAATCCAATCCTGATCGGCAGCGATGGTGTGGTTATCGCGGGACACGGTCGGTTGCTGGGCGCCCAACGCGCCGGCATGACCCAGGTACCGGTCGTCGTGCTCGAACACTTGACCGAGTCACAGCGACGCGCACTTGTCATCGCTGATAATCGCATCGCAGCCAATGCAGGTTGGGACGAGAACTTGCTGCGTGCCGAAATCGCGGCTTTGCGCGAAGAAGATTTTGACCTCGACCTGCTCGGCTTTGCCGAAGCTGAACTCGGAAACCTGCTTGACGCCATCAACGTCGATCCGGATGTCGATAGTCTGCAGGCAAGCTCCAATAGGCCGGAAGAATCTTCATCGTCATCTACGCTCGCCGAACGGTTCGGAATCCCGCCGTTCTCCGTGCTCAACGCGCGCGAGGGCTGGTGGCAGAACCGCAAGCGTGCGTGGATCGATCTTGGCATTCGCTCGGAGCTCGGCCGCGGCGCACCCATTGGCGGTGCGCCATTGCCGCTCGATCGCCCCGATGGGGCGCCGGCTTCTGCTGCGCCCGGCGGGTCGCCCTTGCCCGCAGCCGATTACTCGAAATCGAAAGCGCGTGGCGACGGTCGTGGCAAGCCGATCGCCAGTCGCTGAGCTGAAATAATGGAAAATCTGACATTCGTGAAGGGAAGCCGGGACGCCGAAAGTCTCGATTCAGTCAGCGCAGCCATTCTCGAAGTCGCCTCAACCGGAACATCGATCTTCGATCCGGTCGTATGCGAGATCGCCTATCGTTGGTTCTGCCCTCCTGCCGGCATCGTGCTCGATCCATTTGCCGGTGGGTCCGTACGTGGCATCGTCGCCTCTCGGCTCGGGCGGCGTTACCTCGGTATCGAGCTCCGCGCGGAGCAGGTCGCGGCAAATGTCGCGCAGCTACACCTCGCGGGGGAACCTCCGCCGGAATGGCGCTGCGGCGATGCCCGCGAGATCCTAAAGCTCGCCGGCGACATCCAATGCGATTTTCTGTTTTCCTGTCCGCCCTATTGGAATCTTGAACGCTACTCGGATGACCCAGCTGATTTGTCGAACATGGCTTTCCATGATTTCGTCGCCGCTTACCGGGCAATTATTGCTGGTGCGATCGCGCGGCTGCGGGAAGACCGTTTCGCGGCCTGGGTGATCGGTGATGTGCGCGACGAGCAGGGTTGTTATCTCAACTTGCCGGGGCGCACGGTCGATGCGTTCGAGGCCGCCGGCGCACGGCTCTACAACGAAGCAATCCTCGTGACCGCGGTCGGCTCATTGCCGATCCGTGCCGGCAAGCAATTCGCAGCTTCGCGCAAGCTCGGGCGGACGCATCAGAGCGTGCTCATTTTCGTGAAAGGGGACCCGCGTCGCGCGACCGAAGCGTGCGGATCGGTCGAATTCGGCCAGATTACAGCCCAACAAGAGCCGATGATGTCGGGAGTTGAGCAACTATAATGAAGCCGAAAGTGATCGAGCACGACGGCGTCCTCGTCGTACGTGACGATCTCTTTCCAGGCGGGACGAAGGCGCGCTTTTTGCCCTTGCTGTTCGATGGCGTCGACGAGGTTGTCTATGCCAGCGCGGCTGAGGGCGGCGCGCAAACCGCGCTCGCGACCGTGGCGGCACAGCTGGGCAAGCGCGCCACGATCTTTGTTGCCAAGCGCGCGCAGCCGCATCCGCGCGCTTTGATGGCGAAGCGGCTTGGTGCCAAGATCATGCAGGTTTCGCCCGGCTATCTCAGTACTGTTCAGGCGCGTGCGCGCGATTACAGCCGCCAGGTCGGCGCGCGGCTTGCGCCTTTCGGTGTCGACACCCCGGAAGCCATAGAGACCATTGCTGCGGCAGCACGCTCGATCGGCATCGATCCCGACGAAGTTTGGTGTGCCTCCGGCTCCGGCGTGCTTGCGCGCGGGCTCGCAACCGCGTGGTCGAACGCGCGCCGGCATGTTGTGCAAGTCGGCCGAACATTGAGCACAAACGAAGTCGCGGGTGCAACGATTCACGTCTATCCGCTGCCGTTCGGCCGGGAGGCGAAAAACAGGCCACCCTTTCCAAGTGACCCTCACTACGACGCGAAGGCCTGGGAGCAATGCGCCACTCGGAAGGGTTCGGGCTGCGTGCTGTTTTGGAATGTCGCGGGGCCGGCGGAGGGTTAGGCGCGAGACTTCGTTCGCTTTGTGCGCGGCAGATTGCAGCAGTAATTGACTTGGGTCAATGCGCCAAAATCGTTGCAGAGTGAAGTGGTTAAATGGTTTCTGTACATTCGTTACCTGAGAAGTGGCTGCCTGTTTCTATTGCGCCCTCCGACACCGACCTTGAGGTCGGGGTGATGGACAAGTACGGCGTCCACGCACTCGTGTTCCCAGTCCATAAAAGCGGATCTGATTGGGTGGATGCTTCAACGAAAAAGCGCATCGACATACAGCCGACGCATTGGCGCAAATGGAATGACCACCGCTAGTTAGAAAGCCTTAGTTTCATTCTTGTCGTACGCGCGCAATTGTTTCTGTTTCGCCTCCTCCTCGGCGAGAAGGCGTGTTTCCATTGCCCGCTTTGTCGGATCGGTTTCTGTTTCGAGTAATTTTTTTAGCCTGTCGATATTTGCTTGGATGATCCTTCGCATATTGCGCTCCGATTCTCGCTCACGCGGATAACGACGGCTGTCGTGCCGCCGTCGTAGAATTGGCAGCCCGGAGCACCCTGCTTCGGGTCGGGGGACAGGCAGCTCGGGGGCGTTACGACCGAACCGCATCGACAGAGTGCGCCCTTATCGCGGAGGAGTCGAGGCATATGTCGTTCAACGACTCACAGAGTAGGGCACTAAGGCAAGCCCTTCGCTCCTTCATCGCCATTTTGTGGGATCAAGCGATGTACGAACCGTTCTAGTAGCGGCCAACCTCGCGTAGGTCATGCTGGCCTAAGACTTAAAGCGGCCCGGAGGGGCCGGGCCGCTTGCGTGTTCTGGGCCGTTGCCGAGCCCGGCGGGGCTCTACCGCGCGCCGTGCGCTTCAAAGTCGCCCAGGGCCTCGATGATGTGTTCCACCTCCCTGATCTTGTCCTTCGTGCTTTCGCGCGAATTGACGCTCGGGATGTGGACGATGGTTTTCTCGGCGGGATCTAGGACGGCGAGGATGTCATCGGCATACGGACCGGAATAGAAGAAATAGCCGATGTCCAGCTGCTTGAGATATTCGTAGCCATTCAGCTGCTCATAGTAGGTGTAGGTGACGGTATCGAACTTCGCCTCGTCCTGTGGGGCCAACACGGGCATGGCGTCGCCCCGAAAATACGAGCCGGTCATGGCGACGATATGCACCTTATCGCGAGCGATGAACGCACCAAGGTGTTGACCGAGCTTGCTGTCTGGGTCGGCGGAAACGTGGTGAAATTCGTCCACAGCGATCAGCCGATCATCAAATTTCTGGACGCCGAATTTCTCCACGGCGAAACGAAAAGTGGCATGGGTGCAGACCAACACCTTGGCGTCACTGTCGAGGAAAGCGCCGACGGAATTTACCTTTCCGCCATTGTCCGCGCCGGGCGCATCGCAGAGATTCCATTTCGGCTGGACGGTCCAGTCAGTCCAAAAACCGTATTTGCTCAGCGGCTCGTCGTGGAAACTCGCGCCGATCGATTTCTCCGGCACGACGATGATGGCCTGCTTCAATCCTTGATTGGCGAGCTTGTCGAGGGCGATGAACATCAGCGCCCGGCTCTTGCCGGATGCCGGCGGAGACTTGATGAGAAGATATTGCTCGCCGCGCCTTTCATAGGCACGCTCCTGCATCGGCCGCATCCCGAGCGCGTTGGCCTTGGTCGATGAACCGTTGCGGGCATAGGAAACGGAGACGGATGGAACGGATTTCGCCTCTGGCTTCATTTTCTTTCCCCCGCAACACTGGCAAGCGCCGCCTTAAGCACCTGAAAGCAGACTTTCGCCGTGTGCTCATCCGGCGTGAACCCGGATGACATTTGTTCGTATGGGTGGATGTAGTTGCGAAAATCCCGAAGCCCGTGACTGAATTTCTTCACGTCAGGTTTCAGCAGACCCGCTGCGCACGCCACATCTATGAATTGCGCGAGGTTCCATTCGTGAAAACGCTTCACGTCGCCGTCAGCGGCCTTTGGACTCGCCGAAGCCTGATTAAAGCGTGCTGGCTCTTTCTGTGCCGCCCCAAGAAGGACGGCCTCGAGAACGCTACCGCACAGGAAGATGGTGGAAGGGTACGCGCCGGCGCCCATCGCCATCCGCGCTTCTTTTAGGCGGCTCTCGATGATCGGCACGGCTACCGCCTCGATCGGCAGCTTTTCGAGATTGGGGATCACAAATTCGCTGTGTAGAAAATCGTCAACGGTCTGGGTCGGCTTTGAAGGCGCGGGCATTCCGGAAAGCCGCGCGACGATGCCACGCGATTTTTCCAGAACGGAAACCTCGGGGTCACGGTTATTCAGACTGCAATCAGCCTCATAGGCATGCAGCATCTCCCCCAGCACTTTCCCGACCAAAACGTCCGGCTCTTGTTCCCAGAACGCTCGCATCTTTTTGGCTTTAGAGGTGCCGTAGGACTGATACTTCTGGCTGTGAATGTTGATCCGGTGCCGATTGAAAAACTCACCGAACGTCGCATCTGAATAGTCCAGAACGTAACCGCTCTGCATCCCAAACAACTTCTCAAAATAGCGTTTTTCGATATCGGTGAGGCTGCTCATGCAACCCCCGCCCTTTTCTTTTTCGCCGCCGCTCCAGGCGACGCGATCATTTTCGTATAGAGCTCGAACAGCTTTTCCAGCCGCTCCGTGTCGTTCCGGAAGCGACGGCCGATGTAGACACGCTCAAGCACTTCGTCGTTGCGCTCATGCGCCGCGCGCAGATCGGCCGGCATCTTATCTGGATTGTAAAGGTCGGCGATGCTCGCGGGGAAATGGGCTTCACGTGCCAGAAGGATGTCCTCAGCGCAGCGGGTCAGGTCCGCCTTGTTCTTCTC